CTCCTCATTACACAGACCCTTTAAGTCGCTAGCCGCCTTTACGGCGGAGTGTTGCTCAGCCGATTCCCCCAAGTACCCTGTACTTACGCTGCAATGTGTCAAATTAATGGCACATGTCCACAACACCCGCTCTCTGGCGGATGACATCACCTTTTAGTTTCTTGGTGATGGTGAAAACCAACTAGGTAAGTTCCTTACTGTAAACCACCAATTTAATGGGTGGCGAGGAACGTTATTTATCCTAGTCTTATCGGTCTTTCTTGTGGTAAGCGCGGATTCAGGTACCCACCTCTTCCTAAATGAATATCCAGGAAGAGAACCCACGATCTGTGCTGAGTTTTCTCCGTGCACCAACTGCCATTTAAGGTAGGCGTCGATATCCGAAGGCAACTTAAGGACTTGCGTTCCGCGACGTAGCACGTAGACAAGGTAATCCCATGATTGCAAATCAGCATTCCACCTCTTCCGTTTAGCAATCTCAGCCACATTAAACTGTGGTGCGAGACCATCAAACAGAGAGATCGGCCTTTTAAAGCCAATTAAGTCCGAATCTTTAGGTACGAAAGGCATTTTCATGCCCTGCGACTTATTGATCCAGGACCTGTGGAGCTTGGCTGTTTCCGCGAACCCCTTTTCAAACAGGGTCTGCTCGACAGTCAAGTAGGAGAACAGTTCTCCATCAGATCGTTGATAAGGTACATGTTTTACATATACGGGAGTTATATCATGCCCGTGTAGAGCATGTATGCCGCAGCTTTCCCTAAAATGGGACAGATTGAAACTTTTGGTAAGGTTAAGTTTCATACCAAACCTAGGTAACCAATCTGCAATCGCGGTGTAACAATCCGAAGGGACAATTATGTCATCCCCGTAGACGTACACTAAACGTGATTTAGCTTTACGGTCCTGTACAGTCGACAATCGAATTATGGCCTTGCACAGTGCGTAATGCACAAGGGTCATAACAGGAAAACATAGTGCCGAGCCCATAGGTGCGAATTTATTCGTCCTTATGTTGCCAGGCCAATCAGCCTCTTTTGGTGGTTCAATCCATCTTGTGGAGAGAGCCATCAATGCATCGTGAAGCTCTTTGTTGTCTTGGAAAAACCAAGACACGAGTTCACGAAGTATTCTGTCAGAGCCCTCAGACATATCTAAAGTAGCATTAGTCTTTGTGCGTGATGACAGTAGAGCGAGGATCGCGTTAATACGCTGATCGTTCAAAGCCAGATTGCGTTTTGTGTGAGAACACGACATGATCGCGTCCGTTAACAAGCGGCGTATGGCTTGCTGAAGAAACTGTACTTCGTTTTCCTCTATACAGATTCCACGTCCTTTGTCCGCTACTTTTGGGACAACTTTGTATCTGGACGTGGGCTCATTATAAATCTTATCTCGAAAGAGACGAGAGTAATGGTCCGACTGAGCGATTACATCATACGGGTGGCTAGAGTACCAGCCTTCCATAAAAGGTAAAACTCGCTCTATTTGAGCAAAAAGCTTATGCGGTCGGAATCGCATATGCTTAGGCAGGGGTGTATTTGTCGCACCAGGACCTGGTCTTGGAAGACACTTACGGCTATCAAGAGTAATATCCTTGATTACTGATTTGACGTACTGCCTGGCCAATTGTAATATGGGGAGTCGATCCTCAGAAAATAGATCGATCTCGGCCAAATCCTCATCAACCTTAACAAACTCAGCAAACATTTGCTGAATCTTGCTCTTTTTGTAAGGGCCCTTCAATTTCTTGAAGGCAACAGCTACCGAATAAAGGTAGTTAAAACCCTTAACCTTTTCTGCCTCACTACCGTTTATGACCACATGGAACAGCCCGCGTAGAAATACGGGGTGACCCCCCCTGACTAGAAAGCCAGGATAGGTGGCATTCCTTCCCTCTATCAAGTCGAAAAGACCCTGAATGAGTTTAGGTAATGACAATGTAGCGAAAGGCATTCCTTCAGAAGCAAAGCGACGTTTTATTGTTGCAACGTCTTTCTGAAAGTCAGCGCTCCGATAGGAGGGTATGTTGTTTTTAGCATCTGTCAACAAAGCGCAGATATGTTTCTCTGCGAACTCGCATTGCAATTGTTTAGCTTTGCGCTTAGAGACTTTTAAGACCTTGGTTTTCACCTTGGTTGGTCTCTTCCTCTTTGTTGATGCTCTGACCGGGGATCGGTTCGTTTTGGCTGTTACGGTTGCCTGTTGTTTTAACATCAGGTGGCCTCCAGCCTACGTTCCCTTTATTACCCGGAGTAACTCGCTTCTCTACATTGCGGTTATTTTTATAGCTTCGAAAAGCATAAACCGCTACTTCGAGAAGAAACGTGAACAGACTTTTCGCGAACGCCCTCATAGGTTTTAACCTTATGAGAGGCCATCGTTGAAGGCTGCGTCAAACCCAGCTTTTGCCAATGCTGCCCGTACTATACCTAATGCAACAGTAAACTGTGCATCGGTGTGTTCAGGGTGACCAGCGGACGATACATTAATCGTTATTGGTTTATAAGTTACGCCATCAGCAATCAAGGCGTTATACTTATATTGGAGCAATCGGCGACGTACTGTCGCTGAAGACTCGTCGTGTTTTACCGTCATTTTAGACGACACGGCCTGGGCGGCTGCTGACTCGATCCAGAGTGAACCGTAACTCCCGGTTTTCATACCGGTTAAATCGTTACGTTTTGCAAAGATGTGGTCATCAGTACCATCGTTAAGAGTTACGGGGTCTGTAAAAAGACTCATAGGACTTTTCCTTATATAAATAAATTCCGTATCGTGGAAGTATTACGCCGCGGGATTGCGGGAGGAGTCATAATCAGAGCATACACCGAACGATAGCCCCCATAGTTGCCCATTGTTTACCTTTGGGAATTTTAAACTTAGGGAGAGCCGGCCCGTAATCGGGCTCGGTGATACGTCGTTCGTAGATCGTACCTTCGATTCCAGCAAGGAGTCGGTAGTAAGCTTTGGTGCCGGTGATAAATTCACCATCAAACACCATTGCACAGATACGATCGTCTGGCATCACGAGATTACCGGATCTCAGTTGTGTTAAAAGAGACTCGGCGTAATCGTGTACTTCGAGGGTCACATTCTTATCGATCCTCATAGCATGAAGAGATTTGGCGATAGTTTGGAAATAATCCCAAATAAAGCTGAAGGGAATCATATTCCAGAAAGCTTCCGCCGTAAAACTCAGGCCCCAATACTTCACAAACGCATCAATTGTCGACCGCATAGCATATGCGTACTGATAGTGCATAGTAGCAGTAAACTTTGTACTTTGATGCGTCCCCAAACCCCACCAATAATTATTGGCGGTGTTGGGGGTGAGCTGTCCAATCTCCTCTCCAAGTAACTCGGAGAAGTGACTAGATTGTAGCTCAGATCCTTGCGACAGAAACTCCTGCTGTGCTTCCCTAACAAGGGTAGCAAGCTGCGCGTGGATGCTTGCGAGGTCCCTGATAAATGGCGCAATAGCCAAATTCCAGGTAAGGAACCCTGCTGCTGCAGGCTTGGAAGGATCAAACATCTTCCGAGGAGGTCTCGATCTAAGAAACTTATTAAGCTTTGAAAGCTTAACCCCACTTTCGTAGGGTTTCAATATATGTTTCGCTAGATCTTTGAAATCCTTTAGCTCGAATAAGAAATTGAGCATTTGGACTTCTCCCTCAAAGCGTGGTTGCATACTCCACCACGCTCTCCTACTTGGCCCCGAATGTTCTGTCTGCAGATGTTGAAATTCCGCATCGAACGTCACATTCGGAAACGGTAGACGGTAGTAGTTATACCGTAGAAACCTATTCACGTCATAATACACTTGTGTATACAACGCGAACGGATAATTCTTAGCCTGGATATTGCTATGGTAGCAATTGTTCATCCAAGGCTTCTCCCGTTTTG